TGCGCGAGAGCGTGAAAAAGCGATTGGAGGTTGGAGCAATTCGGTTTTGGCCGCTGTTGTCGTCGTTGGATTCATGGCTTGTGCTGCTGCTGTTCTGGGCGGATATGTTACCGGCATGAACGATCCGGGCACGTCGAATCTGATTACTGCGCTTCTTGGTAATCTGGCTGCGTGTGTAAATTTGGTGCTATCGTATTATTTCGGCTCCAGCAAGGGACATGACGATTCGTTGAAGAGAGGGCTAAAATGACCATACTCACACCACATTTCACTATTGATGAGTTCATCGAGTCTGCCAAAGCCGATGAGCATGGCATTGAAAATATGCCATCGGATGCCGAATACAATAACCTGTTGATCACTGCGAGCCGGATGGAAATCGTTCGCAAGATCCTGGGCGGCAAGCCGATCAAGATCACGTCAGGGTTTCGTTGCCAGGAATTGAATGCTCTGGTCGGAGGGTCTGCGACGAGCGCGCACACCAAAGGCATGGCTGTTGACTTCCAGTGTCCAGGTTTCGGCACTCCGAAACAGATTTGCTTGGCCATCATTCAGGCAATGCAATCCATTCCGCTGTCCGAATTGCCGATTGATCAACTGATCAACGAGGGTAGTTGGGTGCATATCGGGTTCCGGCAAGGATCTCCCCGGTTCGAGACGTTGACTGCCGTTTTTGTCAAGGGGCAGAAGACAAAATACAAGCCGGGGATTATCGACGCATAATCATCTTGTAAAATGTTTTCTCATGCTGTATGATTGTTGCATCAAATCCAAAGCGTTGGCCCCGGAAGTTGCGTAGCAGCCCCTGACAAAGGCTATCCTGCAAAGCTCTTGATGGCTACCCCATAGCGAGGAATTCACCTATCGTTATGGAGTAGCCACATGTCTGAAACTGCATTTATGAATGCGTATCGTGACGCATTTATCCACACATTTGAACGCCAGCAATCTGTTCTCCGCCAACGATGCACAACCGAGTGCGAAGTCAAAGGTGACAAGGCTTATTTCCTTGTTGCTGGTTCTGGCGGCGCTACCGCTGTTACTCGTGGCGCGAACGGCCTGATTCCTGCCCGTGCCGATTCCAACACGCAACTCTATGCGCAGTTGGCAGAATGGCATGACAAGGTGGTGAAAACCGGCTTCACTGTTAGCGCATCCCAAGGCAATCAGATTGCCATCATGCAGCGTACCAGTATGGCCGTCATGAACCGCAAGATCGACGATCTGATTCTGGCAGCATTGGATGACACCACAGTCAATACCGGCACGTCTACCACAGCCAACCTGCGCTTGATCGGTAAGGCCAAGGCCATCCTGGGAACCAACAATGCTGCAGGCGGTTCGATCACTGGGCTTATCACACCCGCATTCCACGCCTATCTGATGGAGATCCCTGCGTTTTCCAACGCTGAATATGTCTCCCGTAAGCCGTTTGATGAGGGTGGGAATCCCGATGGCTCGATGCCGATGTTTTCTTGGTATGGTATTGATTGGATCGAGCATTCCGGTTTGAGTGGCATTGGTACCAGTGCCGAGAAGTGTTTCCTGTTCAACCAGAGCGCAATTGGCCATGCGTGTGATACTGGCAACCTGGAAAGCACTCTCGGTTTTGATGACCAGAACAAGTATCACTATGTGCGCACATCCATGGCGATGGGGGCGAAGTTGCTCCAAACGAATGGTGTGGTGCAGATCAACCATGACGGTTCCGCCATGGTGGCTTCCGCGTAATCAACAACGTGGCGGCCATCGTGCCGCCATGCTTTTATATGGAGATGTAGCTATGAGTTATACCCCCGCAACACTGAAATGCACTGCGGTAGGAGTTGGTGGTGGTCCGAGCACTTTTTCATACAGCACTGCCGATGCTCATACCGATGTTGACGCCGCCGGGTATTTTTCCGATGGCGCAGACTATGGTATGAAGGCTGGCGATGTCATGGATGTTGTGAGCACTTCATCTGGAACGACTCGTCACCGTGTGGCCAGCGCAACAACGATTGACGCTGCTGTTCTTGCGTGATAAAATCGCATCTGCGCGTTGAATCGTTTTGTTTGAGGGGGCGCGTGCCCCCTCTTTTTTTGTGAGGATCTATGGAACTGTATACCAAGCATCTGCAGCTCGCTGAATCTGCCCGGAACAAATGCCGGTTGGTTGTTTTGTCTGGCATGTCCATCGCCGACCTGGTGAAGCCATCGGCATGGGTCCACATGTCCACGTCGAGCATGATCGACAAAGGCACCATCGTTGAGGTGTTGGCCGATGATATGTCATGGTATGCCGAACTGTTGGTGCGCAGCGTGGAGCGCGGCGTATCAGTCACTGTTGCCGTGATCAATGGCCCGGTTGTGTTCGGGGCGAACGAGAAGATTCCCGACGGAGTGACGATTGAGCATCGATCCCGCTCTGGATGGTGCGTGATCAAGTCAGGCAAGACGATCAATAGCGGTAACGATACAAAGGAATCCGCTATCGCCTGGGCTACGAGTCACACCCTGTAATGGCTACCATCCTGCAGGCATACAATGGCGCTCTCGCAATTCTTGGCGATGCCGCGTTGGCGACAGTCAGCGATGCAACAGCATCCAGATACTACCTTGATGCTGCATACGCAACAGCGATTGACCATTGTTTGCTGCAGGCTAATTGGTCGTTCGCAGCTCGTAAAGTTGAGGTTTCAGCCGACACTGATTATACAGCTGGAACCGGAGAGTGGTTGTATAGGTTCGACAAGCCTACTGATTTGATCAGAACGATCACGCTCGCAACCGACAGTACACTGCAAAACCCTCTTGAGCGATTCGAGATATTGGGCAGCTATGTGTATGCCGACATGACGCCGTTGTATTGGTCGTATGTGTCAAATGGGGCATCGTATGGCGGCCTTCTCACATCATGGCCAACGCATTTCCTGAAAGTTGTACAGCATCACCTTGCTGTTGAGACGTGCGCACAGATCAAAGGTGACGGCAACAAGAAGCAGGAGATCTATCAGTGGTACAAGAAATACCTCGACGATGCAAAGAGCCAGAATGCTTATGAGAACCCAGTGAAGACCAGTCCGGTAGGCCGGTTCGTTCGGTCAAGAGGCTACCGCTCAAGAGAGGATTAAATGGGAAACGATACGCTTTTGTCATTCAACAGGGGCAAGATTTCCCGGCTGGCTGCCGCAAGGGTTGATCTGCAGAAGTACGCATTATCCGCAACAGAGATGGTAAACTGGATGCCTCGCAAGCTCGGATCGATGATGATCCGGCCAGGGTCTTGGTATCTAGGAAACACGTTGAGCGACAGGAAAGCGGTCATGGTTCCGTTCGTGTTCGCGTCTGACGACAAGCTATTGCTTGAACTAGCAACGGCAGATGACCAAGTTGCTGCCATGCGCATCTGGGATGACGGGGAACTGGTTCAGCCTGAGTATCTGACGAATACCACTATCGGCGACGTGGAAGCTGGTTCGCCGCAATCGGTGACCATCTCGAACGCAACTCCATGCGTCGTTACGTATCCTGGGGTTGACTATTACTTCAACGGTATGCCGCTTATCTTCTCAACATCTGGCGCGCTGCCGACCGGGATCACTGCCGGGACAACGTATTACATCCAGAATGTAGACAGAACGGCGGGCACGTTCAATATCTCATTGCTGCCAGACGGGACAAAGATCAACACATCATCCGCCGGTAGTGGAACCCATTACATTGATGCCGGGGCGGGAACGTCATGGGCGCCATCCATCACAGGAAACCCGACTGGTGTAGGCATCGTGTCTGCAATGAGTGGGTACAATGGATTGTGGGTTGTTGGCGATGGGGAAAACGAGGCCATAGCTACCGCAAGCGTGACGCCAGACGCTGCCGACTACGGGAAAACGGTATGCGTGAGAATTGTCGTTGCCATCGGTGAGGTGAAGTTTTTCATCGGCACGGCATCTGTCACCGATGACTCCATCTACCCGGCCACATACCTCAAAAGGGGTGTGCATGTTGTGGCGTTCGAGGTTCCAGAAACGATTATCCGGTTCGTGTTCAGGAGCAACTCGAAGACTCCGGCGGTGATCAGCAGCTTTACGGCGCATAGTGGCGCATGGGGAACCAAATGGCTGACACTCACAACGCCATGGCTGACGTCGAGCGTGATGGGAATCAACACCGTCCGTTCATTGCGTTACTGCCAGTCTGCCGATGTGATGTTTTTCGCTTGCGAGAACAAGCAACCATTCAGAATTGAGCGCCATTACAGCGCGACTCCGAACCTGTCCTGGTCGTTGGTAACTGCCATGTCTTCAGATGGCCCATGGCAGTATCAGGATAATCGGGGCATATCGATGACTGCCGCCGGTCTGACAGGCATCACAACTATCACCGCATCGTCGCCATACTTCAAGTCAACCAACGTGGGGTCGTTTTTCAAACTGTCATCTGTTGGCCAGAAGGTTGAAACATCGATCACTGGCACATCAGAGTCATGGAGTGATCCTATCCGGGTGACAGGGATTGATAACGGGCGCATATTCGTTCGCACTCTGACAGGGACATGGACGGGCACGGTGACTCTTCAGAGGTCTGTCTCCGAGCCTGGGGATTGGGTGGACGTAACGACGTTCACGGCCAACTCAAGCGCCAACTATGATGACACTCTTGATAACCAGATCATCTATTACCGCATTGGGTGCAAGGCAAGCGGGCTTGCATCTGGCACGGTTACTTTGACTCTCAACTATGCTTCAGGGTCAATCGATGGCATTGGGGAAGTTATGTCCATCTACAGTAGCACGGTGGCCATTGTCAGCGTGGTGCAGGCGTTCGGATCGACAACGGCGACAGAGGAGTGGTCAGAGTCTCTCTGGTCTGATCGTCGTGGTTACCCGTCATGTGTGACTCTGTTCGATGGCCGGCTGTGGTATGCCGGGGATGATTTGATAGTCAGTTCCGTATCTGATGATTATTCATCGTTCGATCCTGACACTGTTGGCGATAGCGGCCCGATCCGGCGCAGCATTGGCACTGGAGCTGTTGCGCGTGTGAACTGGATGTTACCGGTCGGAACACTGATTATTGGCACGGATACGGCAGAGGTGGCGGCCAGGGCGAGCAGTATCGATGAACCGTTGACGCCGACAGCTACATCCCTGCGCACGATCATTTCCCGTCTTGGTTCGCCAGAGATTGCAGCAATCCAGCTCGACGATGGCGGGGTGTTCGTGGACGGTTCCGGCATCCGCATCCATGAGATTGCCATTGCGGAAGGGTCATTTCGGTATGCGTCGAATGATCTGACATCGTTCTGCCCGGAGATCGGCAGTCCTGGGATCATCAAGCTTGCGTTGCAGCGACAGCCTGACACGCGCATTCATTGCTTGCGGTCTGATGGAACGGTGGCCATCTTCGTTTACGACAAGGCAGAGAAAGTGTCATGCTGGCTTGAGTATGAGCAGGATGGCGGGTATGTGGATGATATTGCGGTGCTTCCTGGAACGGTAGAGGATGAGGTTTATTATGTGGTCAATCGTGGATCGGAGCGGTTTCTTGAACGGTGGGCGCTGGAATCTGAGGCGGTTGGTTCGACGATTACTTGCATCGCTGATTCGGTGCGGGTGTCAACTGTCACAGTGCCAACCGTAACGATTGGAGGGACAAGCACGGTTATCGCCACATCAACAGACGGATGGCGCTATCTGGCATGGAGAGCAGACGGAACCATGACGGTGACCGGGTCATCTGTTGACGTGCAGATGATTGTCGTTGGTGGCGGAGCTGGCGGTGGTACAGGTGCAGGCGGCAGCTTCGGCGCCGGTGCTGGCGGTGCTGGCGGTGTGAAGTACGACGCCAGAACATTGCCATCAGGAACGCACACGATCACTGTTGGCGATGGTGGACCGGGTGGCTTATACGGTGCCGATAGCGGGAATGGTTCTCCTGGAGATGATTCTGTGTTCACGCCAAGCTCTGGAACGGCGGTGACTGCCAAAGGTGGCGGTTATGGAGGTGGCCCAGGACAGAACGGTGGTGATGGCGGGTCTGGTGGCGGTGGTGGCGCAAACGCTCTTGGTGGATCAGGGACGGTCGGCCAGGGAAATGATGGTGGCGGTGGATCTGAGAACGGCTCAGGAGGCCCAGGAGGAGGCGCTGGCGCAGACGGCAATGACGGATCATTCCTTGGTTTTGCGGGGGCGATAGGGACAGATGATTACTCGGTTTGGCTTGACGCTGTTAACATTGGCCATGAGTCTGGCGGGATTATGTTTTGCGCTGGAGGTGGTGCGCCAGGAACGAATAATGCCACTCCGTGGGCTGGTGGCCTTGGTTGCGGCGTTGGGGGTGGTTACGGTAGTGCTGGCAGCAACGACTCCACCGCAGCAACAAGCGCATTGCCAAATACCGGATCTGGTGGCGGATCGGCAAGGGCGGGAGGACCGGGAGGTAATGGCGGTTCCGGGTTCGTCGTTCTCCGGTACCGGACATCAAAACAGCATTACATCGGAACGCAATACGATGGTGACACCGTTGCGGTGTGGGCAAACGCCAAGTCTCTGGGAGAGGTAACCGTTGACTCGTTTGGTTATGCCACGTTGAGCGAAACGGCGACTACCGCATACATAGGCTTCCCGTATTCGGCCACGTTCGTAAGCACTCCTCTTTCTCTTGTCGGCCAAGCGTCATCAAGCATTCTGACTGACAAGAAGAAGCCTGTTCGTGTTGCGCTCATGCTGGCAGATACCCATATCGATGGCGTTCAGGTTGGGGACAGTGCGACCAGAATGACCGGGTTACCACGAGTGCATAACGGTGCTGCTGTTGCCGCTGATTACGTCTTCAGCGAGGTAATGATTGAACCATTCGCAATCAATAGCGGGTGGGGGGTGCAATCAAAACTGCGCATCGAAGCGGCATCGCCGCTGCCTTGCACTGTCCTGGCTTGCGTCATTGGGGGCGACAGTGGCAGCAAACTGTAAAGCCACGTTCCGGGAGGCAACATCAAAAGATGCGCGAGACTGGTATGGCATGGACCCACCCATGTCGTTTCGTGGATATGTCGCAGAGGTTACTGGCGAGGTGGTGGGAATAGGGGGTGTGTTCTATATGAACGGCATCCCGATTGTGTTCTCAGATATGAAGAAAGACAAGAGGTTAGACCGCAAATCAATTGTGCGAGCTATACGCTTGCTGATACAATAGATTGACAGCAACTACAGGATTGTTTTCGCTTTTCCGAGCGATGAAGAGAAGACTTCAAAGGCACTCCTTGTCAAATTAGGTTTCAATCCGAGCGGTGATTTTGTTCCTGGTTATGGCCCGGTTTA